ACACCTGTGGGCTTCTTCTCGTACTCTTCATGAAGAGGGGGTGGGAAAAGGGGAATGTGATGATGGGGTTCCTTGCGGCAAGCTGTTGATGTTTTCGGAGCTGCTCTGTGCCTTCTCCACGAAAGTGGTCCTGGGCACATTTCAAGACGAGAGACATGACCACCATAACTTCCACAAGCAGTGATAGAATCATGCTAATATGGACTGACAGCCATCCATGACGCGTAAGGCTGCATCCAGAAGTGGCAGAACATACGCTGAAGGAAGCGAGCTCTTCCGATTGTCGTCCGGATGGGTAATGCAGCGAGGAAGCCCCCATGTCAGACTTGATGTTCAGCCTGAGGTAGCGCTGGCAATCTCTGTACACATAAGGCATCAGAAGCAATTCAGTGGAAGCAAGGATTTGGGGGTGGAACTTGCTGATGGCGTGAAGAACCTATTCACGAGCAACAAGAAGAAGGAAAACCGACGAGGACAGCCCATGTCTGATACTGAGCCTAACCCGTCTTATCGTGCCAGCAAGAAAGAGGATTCAAAGCCGTTTGTGCGTGCTTTGGAGGGCAAGAAGCGGGATGCGCAGTACGACAAGATTGTTGATAAAGCTGCGAGGGATTAATCATGGGACTTATGAGCGGAATGAATCTCAAGAAAGCAGTTAAAACTAAAGCCGCAAAGACTCCGATGAAAACGCCTATGAAAGCCCCGATGAAAGCCCCTATGCAGGCTCCGATGAAGGTACGCGGTAAGTAATGGCCGCTCCGGTATTTCCAACAGAGCAGTTTTGGCGGTTTTGCGAGAATCTTGCCATTGATTCCAAGGAAAAAGGGCTTATCACCCTTGCTCGCAAGAATCTATTGGGGACTCAGACTTATGTAATGGATGAAATTGCCAAGGGTTTTAAGGATGGTATTCATTACTTTGTGATACTAAAGGGTAGGCAGCAGGGCGTTACGACGATTACGCAGGCTTTGGATCTGTTTTGGCATTTCACCCATCCCGGTTTGCAGGGAACGATGGTGACGCAGGATGAGCCTACGCGGGACGTATTCAAGAACACTTTTGCGATGTACCTGGAGGGGCTTCCGAAGCAATGGAAAGTTCCTGTAGGGCTTCACAACCGGACGATGCTGACTTTTGCCAATCGTGCCCGGATGATGTATCAGGTAGCGGGTACGAGGAAATCGGGTGGTGCGAATCTTGGTCGTGGCAAGGCTATTACTTACCTGCATGGCACGGAAGTATCGAGTTGGGGGGATGAGGGGGGTTTAGCAAGTTTGATCGAATCCTTGGCGCAGAGAAATCCTGAGAGGCTTTATATTTGGGAGAGTACGGCCAAGGGTCCGAATATGTTTCAGGATATGTGGGAGATTGCCCAGAAAAGCCGTACCCAGAAGGCTATTTTTGTAGGCTGGTGGCGCAACCAGTTCTATCAGGTCAAGAAAGGGTCTCGCGTTTATGAGACTTATTGGGACGGGAAGCTAAACGGTGAAGAAAAGCTATGGGTTAAAGAGGTTAAAGCCCTCTATGGAGTTCAAATCACTCCCGAGCAGATTGCCTGGTGGCGATGGACCGTTGCAGAGCGAATTGCTGACGAGACTCTCGCTTACCAGGAACATCCCCCCACCGAAAACTATGCCTTTGTACTTACCGGGAGCCAGTTCTTCAGCATCACGCGGATTAACGAGCAGTGGAAAGAAGCAAAGAAAGTTCCGTTCAACTGCTACAAGTTCGGATTCGGCCAGCACTACACCGACACAATCCTCGTTAAAACGAATCCTGCAAACGCTACGCTAAGAATCTGGGAAACCCCCGTTGAAGGAGCAGTGTATGTACTCGGTGCAGACCCCGCATACGGTTCTAGCGATTGGGCCGACAAGTTTGCTATACAGGTTTTCCGTTGCTACTCAGATCGGATCGTTCAGGTTGCCGAGTTCGCAACGTCCGACCTCAACTGCTATCAGTTTGCGTGGGTTATCTGCTACCTCGCGGGTGCGTACCGTACCGTTTTCCTCAATCTTGAGATCAACGGCCCCGGCCAAGCGGTTCTTACTGAATTAAGAAACATGAAACTGACCGTGGGCAAGATCGATAACCCCGGCATCGTCATGTCAGACGTAGTAGGCAACATCAAACACTACCTCTGGAGAAAGCCCGACTCCCCCAACATTACCCAGTCTTTGGGCTATGTGACCAATCACAACTCCAAACACCGGATGTTCAACGCTTACAAGGACTTTTTTGAACGCGGAATGGCCGATATTCATTCTCTGGATCTGCTTGCGGAGATGAAAACCGTTGTCAATGACGGTGGAACTATTGAGGCTCCGGGTAGATTGAAGGATGACAGGACCGTAGCGGCGTGTTTGGCTGCTATCCAGTATGTAGATATGGTTAGACCCAGACTTGCAAGGCAAGGGAGTATGTCTTATGCCAAGGCAAAGGCGGTTGAATCGGTTAATGGCAAGGCAGGAGAGGACGTAACCCAGAGAATGATTACGAATTTCCTGCGGCGTCATGTGCCCGGAGTAACAATGTGAACGTATTGCCTTGGGAACATATTGCCCATGTCTTGAGTACCATTCACGGGGATCTTTCTACCCCTTGGACGTACCGGATGATGAGCAGGCAATGCAAAATAGCCAATGTCAGGGCCGAAATTTTCCGTTTGGCAGCCCGAAATGAGCTAAGAAGTACCAAATATCAGCATATTTTGAGCCGTTTTGTCCATGAAATTGAGTCTGGGGCATTGAGGGTTTACTATGCCAATCCAGAGGCCAGAAGGCATATCTGGGGTGAAGGCAGGATAAAGGACTATGCCCAGAACGTTCCCGTGGAAAACAAAAAGCGGGATTGGAACAGCCAACACCCTGAACACCGGGGAAGAATTGTCAAGAACAAGGTCATTGTTGAGTATGGAGAGGCAAAAACAGAGACTAAGGTTCTTAAAGTCAGTATCGGGTCTGATGGGCCGTGGCTAAAACCGGGCATCAGGAAGCACCAAACGTACAAAATGCCGGGTGAGAAATAATGGGCCAGCCAATTGCCAGCAATATCCAGAACGTTTCCCAGGTTCTGTCCGCTCCTAACAACGCAGTTGGCGTAGTAGTCAAAACCGGCTATGGAACCGTCTACACCTCTAACGCACTAGGCCAAGCCACCGTAGCAGGTCAGGACGTTCAGTTCCTTCTTGGCCTTGGATGGACCCCCGTATACACAACCCAAACCCTTTTGTCTCCGGGTGGGCGTCCTAACGTGGCTTTTACCGGACCATCCGGCATTACCTATACAGCAGGCAACACGGGTACCGCAGCCATTGGCATAAACGACATTGCCTATGCCCTCCAGATCGGTTGGACAGCTTCGGCAAGCTCAGGCGGCATCCCCATAACACTTGCAGGCTCCGTAACCGCTACGGCACTTACCGCCAACACCGCAACGGTTGGAACCAATGGCGGGTTCCTGCAAATCAATTCCAGTGGTTACGCCGTAGGTCAGTGGGTTCCCCGTACCAATAGTATTGCCAATCTTTTATCTACGATAGGCAACGCCGGAGAACTTGCTTGCGCTACTGACATACCCGCTGTCATGCAATTTACTGGCACCGTTGCGGGAGGAAAAATTGCGTACTTTGGTTGCAGCTTGGCGTATGTAAACGCATCAATCCCCGGCATTGTTAACACCGCCCAAAACGGATATTCGCTGCCAACAAGTGTTGGGCTGGCATCTGTAACTATAAATCCTTCAACAAATGCTTCTGGAGGATACGCGGGCGGATCAAGCGATGTTGTTATTGGTAACTACTTAAACACATCAACAGTAACGCCCGTGTTGGGCACTAACAACATTGTTATTGGTACAGGGAAAAACATAGCGTTAAATGGGGCAACTGGAAGCGCTTTCCAAAACAACGTTTTAATTGGTGTTGGGGCTATTATTACTGATGGGTATTCTTACAATAATTGCGTAATCGGGTCTACCGGTATTCTTGGCATTACCCAACTTTCTTTTTGCAAGCAATCTTCAAATATCGGTTCAAACGGATTTAGCGTTAGCGGAACGGGTATTACAGGTACTTCCCTAATAGACAGCTTTGCAAGTATTGGCTCTAACAACAACACTGTTTTAGCAAACGCTCTTACTCCTGCCAATACCGGGTCGTACATGACTCAGATTGGAACGTACAACGTAGTAACGGGCGGGGCAGATAACCTGGCGGTTATTGGATCGTCAAATAACTGGGGCTTGCTTTCTACCGACCTGATGTCGGGTGGCGGTTGTATTGGCGTGTCGTTGCAAGACGCTGGAATGAACAACGCGGCGTTTCTTTCAAGCAGCTCAAGCCTGTTGCGTGTTGGAAATGGGTGCCTTCCAAACTTAGGTTTTGGAACAGAGTGCATCATTGACTTTCTGACAAACGCCGTAGGTACCGGAGCCGCAGGTGTCAATGGGAATCTGATTCTTCTTGGAAGCGCAAAGCAATACAACGCCGTTCCTCTTAACGCTACCGCTTCCGCACGCGGAACTCTTAGTGGCGGTCGCGGCGCTAACGTTGCTTATCAGTTTGGTTTTGCCGATCAGGGTTACACGGTAAGCGCAATTACCGCCAACGCAGCAACGCATACCGTTCCTGACGGTTGCTCAACGGTTGTGATGATGCCAAACGCCGTGTATGCAACGCATACGGAACAGTTCCCTCCCAATCCTATAGATGGCCTGACGCTAACGTTTACCAATGGTTCCGCGTTTGCAATGACTTCTTTTAGCGTTTCAACAAACGCAGGTCAAAGCGTTACCGGCGGAAGTCCGTTTGTTGTTGGTGCCGTTGCGGTTGGAGCGGTCGCCTGCAAGTATATGTATTGCAAATCCGGCGCGGTTAGTGGCGCTCCTGCAAACACCTGGGTTCGGGTTGGCTAATGACTACAGCAACCATACCATTTGTTTTTAATGCCGCATCGCCTATTGTCAAAGGCGCTTCGCCTTCCGAGATGTTTCAGTTTTCTTTGGTGCCCAAAACAACTGCGTCCACTGGAAGCGGCAGCGCGTCAACTTTGCACGATTTGAATATACAAACCGTAGCGGGCGCGTCTAATAATGTTTTTCAGTGCGTTCTTACAGACAGCCTTCAATACCAAGGAACTATTCTTGTAAACAATACGCCCGCTTTTGTTGGAAACATAGCGCCCGGACAAATTGCAACGTTTGTTTCTGCTGGAACTGCAAGTATTACGGCAACAAACCCAACCCTTGGAACAATGGTCTTGTCCCAAGCCGTATCGCAATCAGGATCATCACAACAGTTTACGAGCTATATAACGGGGTCTTTGGCTCAACAAATAAGTTCTGCCATTGATTCTACAATCAGCGGAAAAACGTGGGGATCAACTACCGTCAGCAGGTACACGTCTTTTACCACGACAACCGCAACGGCCAATTCATCTTTATGGTGTTCGTCGCTGGTTGATACTACCGGCATCCCTTTTAGTTACGGTTCACCGTATGGCGCTTCTTATGTTGGTGCGTTGATTTCTCCCAACCATATTTTGTTTGCGAGCCATGCTTCGGTAAACAACGGGACACTTGTTTATTTTCTTGGCAACGATAGCGTTGTGTATTCCGGGAAAGTAATTACCGTGGCTAGCGTTGCCGGTACGGATATAACGGTTGCGTATTTGAATACTGCCGCAGGAGCGGTGGCAATAAATTCCGTTATCCCTACCAGCAAGTGCAAACCGTTTTCTTTTCTGCCAACCAACTTTGCTCTGGCAAGTGGTTCTTCGTATCTTGCGTCATTGAATCAGGCAACGGGAATACAAGGTTATATCTATGTTCCGGTAATGTATCGAAACCAATACAATGAAATACTGCTGATGGATCTGACGTCATTCCCAAGCACGGGAGAGTGTACGTTTTCAGGCTGCGCTCAAACAACTCCGGTAAACAGAACTCCGTGGTCGCAATCTCCCGCCGCCGTTGCTGCTGGCAGGCAATACACTTACGGGCCGATAGTAAATGACAGCGGTTCTCCGGTGTTTACTGTTATCCCCGGAGATGCAACAAAAACCCCATGTCTTTTTGGAACGTGGCATACCGGAAATTCCCCGGCACCGGGGGCTGGAACAGTTCCCAATGTTGCGGCATACGTTTCCCAAATTGCAACGGCCATGCAATCAAGTGCAATAGCTGGCTCTGCTGGCACAGACACTACGGCCTACACGCCAACGATTATTTCGTTGTCTGGTTTTACAACCTACACATAAAAAATAAAATGGCAATTATTAAAGAATGGCGGTGCAAGGAACATGGGGAATTTGAATCCAGGTTCGCTGTTTGTCCGAATGGTTGCGTATCTGTTGATCGGATTCATACTCGCGCTCCTGCTACTGTTTCGCGCCGCACAAAAAACATTGACGCTACCTTGTCTGGTATTGCGTCTGATTACAAGCTTTCGGACATATCGAACAAAAACGGGTCGCTTGCGAACAGCGTTGACAAATACAAACCGGCTGCTGAGGCAGATCCGGCGATGCAAAAATACATCCAAAGCAAAGTAGGTGCTTTTGGTGGCCGTATGCTGGTAGATCCGGCTACGGGATGTATGTACCGGGATAATTCCAACCTGCCTGAATCCAAGGCAAAGGTTGTTGGCAAGACTGAGGCCATTAACGGCGTCAGCACTAATGTTCCTATCAAGCCCGTGGTTCAAGGGTCTTGCGATGCAAATGGAAGGTTGCTGCGGTGAAAATTCCATCAGATCCGGCACTACGCATTGCGTTTTACAACAGCCTAATTTCGCAATGTTTTGCGTCGCGTCAGACGCGCATGGACTTTTATTCCCAAATGAGGATGTATTACCTCTTTGGATCGGAAACGGGGCAACTTCCAGAGGGGTCAATCAACAAGATTTATCCCACAATTGACCTTCTTTGCTCGTTTTTGTACGCACAGGAAACAACTCGATTTGCCACGCAATTTGACAAAAGCGCGGATAAATTAAGTATTCAGCGTGCTTCTAGCATGAATGAAGCCATTAATGACGAATGGTTTAATTCCAATGCTGACTCCATAGCAAATGATGCGGTTAAATGGGGCCTTGTCTACAACACAATGATCGTAAAACTGGTCATTCGTGGCACGGACATAGCGCCTTACCTTGTAAATCCGCAGAATTTTGGGGTGCTAAGAGAGGATATTCCTTCGCTTGACCGGCAAGAAGCGTGCGCGGTTATGTACCAGCAGACCGTCACGGACATGGATACGCAACTTGTAGGTCATCCCCGCCGCGATGAAATCATGTCCCAAGTCTCCGCGACAAAACGTCAGGACGATGGAGACCAGAATCTTCCCATATCTCGTCTGTTAATTTCTGCGGGACCGGGTACGGGATCAAGCAATATCACGGGCCAAGCCGATCAAACCTCTGCCTATACTTTTGCCTATGCTCCGGTAGTAGATGCGGACATGGTAAAGATGTATGAGCTATACGTTTACGACGATGATCTTAACGACTATCGGATCGTGACAATTGCAAACCCTGGCGTGATTGTTTTTGATCGCCCTGCGGAAAAAGTATTCTTGCAACACGAATTGCCGTTTATCAAGTTCACGCCTAACCCGCTGCCGGATTATTTTTGGGGATTGGCAGAAGTTGACCAGATCAAGGGTTTGCAAAAGCGTAGGGACAAACTGACCAATATGCTCCAGCATTTGCTGGATTTAAACGCCCAACCGCCTAAAGCACTTATGGGCGATGGTTGGACGGGTTTGGCTGATGAAAAGTTTCTGGCTCTTGGGGAGCCGGATTCTTACATATCCATTGATAACCCCAACGCCAAGGTTCAGGAGTTTCGGCCTTCCATACCGGAGGATTTGTGGCGCGAGTTTGGCTACAACGACGAACAGTTTCAGGAAGCCGTTGGACTGTCCAACACCTTGCAAGGCAAGGGAGAGCATGGCGTTAGAAGCCAAAGCCATTCCAAGAGCCTAGCCACAATGGGTTCTAGCCGGGCCAAAAAGCGGGCTTTGGTGATTGAGGATTCGCTAGAAAAAATGGCTACGCTTTACGCAAAACTGATGCGCCGGTATGACGATAAGCATTATGTTGACGATATGGGTCAGTCTTTTGTGTTTGCCCAAATAGACGACAAGTTCTTGGTGAAAGTGGACGCACACTCCAACAGCCCGATTTTCATGGAAGATCAGCAGCAGATGGCCAGTCAATTGCTGCAAAGCGGGTCAATAAGCAAAAAGCGGTTCCTCCAGTTGAT